CGCAGTGTGGACGCGCGACGTCAACCGCGCCATCCGCGTAAGCCGCGCCGTTGAAACGGGCCGCATGTGGGTGAACTGCTACAACAGCATCCCGGCGGGCGCTCCCTTTGGCGGATACAAGGAATCGGGCATCGGACGTGAAACCCACAAGATCATGCTTGAGCATTACACACAGCAAAAGAACATCATGATCAACCTGGGCGAAAATCCCACCGGCTTCTATCCCTAGAGCCTTTTCGCATTGAGAATGGATATTCTCGATGCTTCTAGACGCCCGCTTCGGCGCGTTACAGCGCAAATACATAGCGCTTACGCCTCTGCGGCGGGCGTCTGCTCACGCAGCCGCCAGAGCAATTTCAAGCGGCAGCCGTTAGGGGACGAAGAAGCCTTAGAGATGGCGACAGCATCGCTAATGAAATTGCTCTGAACCTGATTCACGCTGAAATGCTTCATATTTCAGCGCTGATGTTCTGCCGGAATTTGCATTTTTCGGCAGAATCCACGCACGTAGCGGCGCGCTGCACTCGCGTGCAGCGCGCCGCATGCCGTCACTGCGGCTGCTGTGCTGAAAAATCGTGCTGGGGAGCATTGCGTGGCGTCCATTCATGCGTGCCATATGCCGCCAGGGCCGAACCCAAAAAAAAGAGGGCCGTCACGACCCTCTTTCGAAGTAATACGTATGCCGCCATATGAACAAACCAGAACAGATTACCCTGGCATGCCGCATGGCTCCTGGTGTTGATTGCCTTTGCGCGTATATGTTCCCAAGGTGTTTGGCACGCCGGATTCGGCTTGTAACTGGCAGGATAAACTGCGCTTATGCCTTCATCTGGGGCGTCTGCTCATACAGCCGCCAAGGCAAATTCAAGGTAGGATTTCCTAAGCCGGGCTTTGGGCCTGATACGCGTTACGCCCAGTTTCCAGGCCGACGGATTGTCTTGGGTGCTGCCGGGGCTGTCACGTCGAGCCACACCCGCATTTCATCAACAACCGTTCTGAGTTTTTTGTTAAAATCATCTTTTCGAACTATGGAACTATTGGCCCCAAAGCATCTGTGCACCTTAACGGCATCGGAAGTCGGCGGGACACTTTCAAGATAATTTGTCCAGTTGCTTACGATGCGTTCCATCTCTTTTCTTTGCTTGTTTGTAATATCAATCTTCGAATTAATCATGCCACAGTTTGACACAAATAAAAAATCAGCACAAGTTAATTAAAATTTTTTCACGTAGCTGATGCGCCGCGCGAAAAATGCGCCCTCAGGAGCGTAATAACTTAGCGAATGTATCGTTGCACATAGTGCAATAGAATTGCAAGGCGGGGTTTTTGGCCCCGCCTTTTTTGGCTTATCTACTTGGCCTGGGTAATCCTGTCGCGGCTGATGCCATAGTAGTCGGCCGACAGCTCGATGCCGATGTAGCCACGGTTAGATTCAGCACATGCCACTCCCACAGCGCCACCGCCCATGAACGGATCCAGCACAGTGCCTCCTGGCCGTGTGATGGCCAGGAGGTCATGCATGAGCGCCACCGGCTTGCTGGTCAAATGAACCTTCTGAGATGCGATGACAGAGTATGAGTACAGACCCGGCAGGCAAGCCCGGGACGGTGACGCCAGGCGGCCTTTTGATCCATAAATGACGAATTCACATTGCTGGCGAAACCTGCCAACTTGTGGCCTCGCAGACCTCTTATCCCATGGCACAATCCCAAGCCAGCGCCAGCCCGCACCCTGCATTGCATCAGTTAGGGCCGGGAGCTGCCGCCAATCCGTAAATACCATTATTGGTGCACCATCTTTAGCAATACGCCAGCACTGGCCAAGCCATAACGTGCACCACATGGTCCAGCTGCGCTGGTCCTTAGCATCGCCTAGCATCGGTGGGTAGAACCGCTTTGCGCTTGAGCTTTGGTATTTGCTCGCGGGGTCAGCCTGTTTAGCGCTCAGGCTTGCCCCACCCGATGAATACGGAGGGTCTGTGAGAACAGCATCCACACTGATCTCTGGCAGTGTTGACAAGATATCCAGGGCATCACCATTAAATAATGATATATTGCCAACGGTATCATATTGACTCATGAGATAAACTCCGTGGGCCGTCTGGCGGCTCGGAGCTGGGGCGCGTGGCCCTCACGATTGTGTACGCCCCGCACCTGGGGCATTTGAATTCCATTTCCTTGGCTTGCCCCTTGGCCAGAAGCCTGCCGCAGCGTTGACATCTAATCTCGTTGCGATTGTCCGTTTGCATGGCTCGTTACATAGTTGCGCCCCGTACAATATCCGCCTACTCTGTGCCGTCTCGCTCGAGACACAAACAGGCGGATACTCTGCATAGCGTTGACGCGCTATGTAGGGCCGTGGTGCGGTGTGTTCCCGCCGCGCCGGTAGGGGCGTTACCGCGCCCCTGCCACTGTAAAAGGTTATTTACCAAGCATGGCCCAGCCGCATCGCATGTCCAGCCAGTCCCCCCACGCTTGGAGCATCTTACGCCGCTGCTCTAACAGCTCACTTCTTTGATATGCAGCCCGAACCGCATTTTTATCTTCGTGCGCCAGTTGTCGCTCGATAAGCTCACTAGCCCAACCTTCTTCACGCAAAACAGTAGCTGCCATTGCGCGGAAGCCGTGTGCCGTCATTACATCGCCGCTATAGCCCATTCGCCGTAATGCAAGGTTTAAAACACGTCCTGTTTCATTTCTCCTTTTGTCCCAACGGGAAGGGAAAAGCCATCTACTGTGGCCAGTCACTGTCCGTAGTAGCCAGAGGGTTTCCAATGCTTGCTTCGGCAGCGGTATAGCGTGGGGTTTTTTCATCTTCATTTTGTGCCCCGGAATTTTCCAAATCCCTTCCCCCATATCGAATTCATCCCACTCGGCCTGACAAATTGTCCCCGGTCGCGGAAATAGCAGCGCCGTAAGTTTTAACATACACTGCCGTTTGATTCTTGTCGGAGTTTTACGTGCCCATGGTAGCCGTTCAATGTCCATCATCAGCCGCCCGATATCTTTGGCATCCAACAACGCTGGACGGGGGCGGCTCTTTTTTTGTTTCAGTGCGGCTCCTAAGTCTCGTACAGGATTTCTCAAAACATGGCCGCATGCAATGCCATATTGCATGATTTGTGACGCGTGACTTTTAACTTTGCGGGCCACTACTAATGTACCCCGCGCTTCTATCCTACGCAGAACTTTCAGAAACTGGGGGGCGGTGAGTCGCTTCGCTTCCCGCTCGCCAGTGTAAACCAGCAAATCGCGCTCAAGCCGTCGCCATGATTCATTCGCATACTCAAGATTGCCCTCAAGCATCGTGTTTTCCCACCATTCGCGCGCTAAATCCCGAAAAAGAATTGCTGCCATAAGACCTCCTAATTTTTCAGTCTTATCGGCAGGCTCTTGCTTTTCTGTCCCGCTCTCGGCGTGGGAGACGTACATGGGGACCAGGCGCGGCCAGTTGTTGGTGATTTTGAGACGCTCTCCAGCACAGGGTATACAGTCGGTTTCGAGGGTAACATTGTGTCGAAGGGGGCACTCTGCCTATCAGACAAGACTGGTAACGCATGGATCAATGCAGGGGCTGGCACGAGCAATTTGTTTCGCATTGATTCAGGCCGCGTTGGACCCATTGGCCCTGCCAATGCCCCACGCAGGTGGGGCAGCCTTGCGTGCTGTTACCTGGGGATACCGAGATAACAACACGCCAATGCGCCCCATGCGCGAGGTTTGTTGGCGTTGCCTGTCGGGACGACACGCGCGCTGTCTATGCCGTTGAGATGCCGCACAGTGCCAACTTCCGGCGAGCCGGTCGATGCAGGACCTTGCACCGTGCTGAAAATTATGCCCGTAGGTGCGAGACTGTTCCCTTTCTGTTGTACATTCATTGTACCGGCAATGGGCCGTGTCTTGTCACCGTCCACGTCTCCCACGCCGAGAGAGTCATATCCCGCCATTTCGCGAAGCATGCCCGTGAGGTCAGGCATAAGAAGAGTGTCCGAGGTCTTGTCCCACCAGAATTTGGCCACGCCGCCGATGTTGTTCCACTTGACCTTGGAGCCATCGGCAAGGGTAGCCCAGGCGGCATCGTGGGCCGCCTCATATTCGGCAAGCGAGGCAAACAGCCGTTTTGCGCCGTAGGTTGTGGAAAGATAGGCGGCCATCTGCGGGTATGTGGCCGCGAATGCCGTAATGACATTGGCATTTGCAGGCTTGAAGCCCGGGCGGATCAGTTCATCTTCAAACCAGGTGTATTGCCCGATGGGGTAGGGAGCCATGCCGCCGATGATCTGCCAGGCGTTGCCGGAATAGATCAGGGTGTAGACCTGACCTTGGGCCAGCGCGCCCACCTCAACGGGCACGCCGCAGTATGTGAGCGGCTTGGCCCCAGTGTCATTGATATTCAAGGTGGGATTGGCTGCGGTGTTTACCGTGGCAAATGCCACCTGAAGAACTACGCCCGGGAAAAGCGCGAAGTGGTCAAGGCTTGCGGTTTTGGCCGCTGTTGCCGCCGTCGTGGCGCAAATGGCGTACCTGCCGCTGACCTTGAGCAGATCTTCCTGCATGTAGCAGGTCACGCCATCGGGCCGCATTGTGCCTGCAACTTCTGGCGTGGCCACGTCGGGTATGGGCAGCGCGCCAGAGGTTTTGTGCGGGCGCAGATCCGTGACCGTGCCGTCCGCCTCGATGCGGGCAACCAGGGCGCGGTAGTGCATGAGGCCTGTTTCGTCTGCTGCGCTGTCTGTCAGGGGGGCTGTGGTCGGTGTGAGCATGGGCAATGCCTCGGCCACACGGTCGCTGCCAGTGTGTTTGAGGCAGACGTCAAGCCAGACGTTCTGCGGCAGGGTGGCGGCTTCTGGTGCTGCCAGCGGCAGGCTTTCGGCCAGTGCTGCCCGGATGCCGCCCACATAGCCCAAGCCAGATGCAAAGGCGTAGGCCTCTGCCGTTTTTTGCAGCAGCCAGCCCTGGGCGTCAAAAAAGGCCTGGCCGTAGACGTCGAAGTTGGAAAGCCGTTCCCGCTCGTCAATGCCGTTGAGGCGCACGGTAAAATCAAGCTGCCACACGTCGGCGCTTATGGTCAGGCCTGTGAGTTCTCTGGCTCCCGTGAACGTCAGCAGAAAGTTGCGGGTCAGGTTATTGCCCGTCTTTCCGTTGGCCTCGTCGTAGCGGCGTTTTTCCAGTGCCGGGAATGTGGCCACGGCTACCAGGGTGTTGTGCTCGCTGCACCAGAGCCCCTGCCAGTTGAAAACAAAATCGCCCATGTCGCTGCCCAACATGGCGCTGTAGACAACCTGGTTGGGGTTGACGTAGGCGCGGTACTGCGGGGGTATGGCGTAGCGCAGGGCAATCTGTGCTTCTGCCGGTACGCTGACGCCTGGCGCAATGGCCTGGGTGTGATCCTGCCCGGGCACATTGGCCAGAATCATGGTGTCGATAATGAGGGCCTTGCCCTCGGCCTGAAGGCGGGCAATAAGGCTCTCGCCCGCGGCGGTAAGTATAGTGCTCATGCGTGGGCCTCCAGTGTGGCGGCATGGTGGTCAAACACGGCCAGACGCGCTCCGGCATCGGCAATGGCGCGGGTGCTCATGGCGGCTTCTACTGTTTCTTGGTGCCAGGAAAAGCGGCCCACATGGGCCAGGGCCGGAATGGGAATGCGGCTGTCAAAGTAATAGCGGCGGCAGGTGCGGCCGTAGTCGTCAATGATGATTTCCAGCACGTTCTGCTGGTCGGGAAACTGCGAATCATCGGCAATGATGCCCACGCGATCCCAGTCTTGCCCGGGTACGCGCTCGGCCAGGGAGAGGCCCCCAAGCTCCAGGCGCTCAAAAATGCGGCCCCAGCCTGCCGTCTGCCCAGAGTCGCGCGCATTGGCGTAGGCATGGGTGACGCGCAGGCGGTAGAGGCGTTCCGGCTCGTTGCTGTAACGGGCCACGCCGCGCTGCCAGGCCAGCAGATCCAGCACGGGCAGGCTGCACGTCATGGGGTTGAACTGGCGCGCTGGCCAGATGGCCGCATCGCCCAGGCGCTGAAACCAGAGCTGCGCCGCCTTGCACAGGGCCTGCGCATTGGCCCCGTTCATCCAGAAGCTTACTTCCGGCAGACCCAGCTTGGTGTCGTCGCTCATTGTCCGGCCCCCAGCACAACCTCAAGGCTTGCCAGCACAGGCAGCGCCCGGGCGGGTACAATGTCCACCCACACAAATTCATTCTCAACGGCCTCGCCTGCCGCAGCCGGGCGGGTAAACTCCACGCTGCGCAGATCCGGCAACTGGGCATGCAGCTCCTGCGAGAGCGTGGAGAAGGAAAAGCGCGTGAGCGGCAGCACCCTTGTGAGTGTGAAGTCGGTATTCTCCCTGAAGGCGCAGCGCACCCTGTTTTCCACGCCAAGGCGCAGGGCTTCAGCCCTGGCCGCATCCATGCCCACAGGCGGGTAGACGGTGACGCGCAGATCCACGGGCGTGGTGGTTATGGCCATACAGCGCAAGTCGTCGCCGTGGCCATGGTTGCCGCTGGTCTGGACAAAGGTATTGATAGCCTCCACCAGCTCCTGCGGTGGAACGCCGGATTCGGTCATGATGTGGGCATTGGCCGTGCCCGGGCCGCGCGGGGCGTCTTTCTCAAAAAATATGTAGTCCACGCGGATGCCAGCGTATGCGGCGATCATGGCCCGGTAGGCGGCATCGTGGTGGTACTGGCCAACGGCCGCAAACTGGTTGCGGCTGCGCAGGCGCAAGGCTTCGTCCGATTCTTCGTCCGCGCCTTCGGTTGTGAGCCAGCCGTCCGCATTGGTGACGGCGGCAAGTCCAGGCACGGGCTTGGGCAGAATGGAGTAATAGCCCGGCCCGAGGTTGTAGGCAGCGCCAGTGGCTTCAGCCTGCACGGCCACCAGGGCGCTATCCTGCCCATCGGGTATGACGGCGGCGGCAAGGGTGGTGAGGCGGTAGGTGGTGCCGTTGATGGCCGGGCTTTCCACCACCGTGCCGGCAGGTATGGCCACAGCGCCAGCGGTGCCGGGGTTGCGGCTGAAGGTCAGACTGCCCAGGGCGGCTACAGCCCCCTTGCGGGTAACGTCCACGCCCCAGGCGAATACGTCCAGCCATGCGCCCGAGGCGTATTTTAAAAAGACGTTGGGCAGGGCATGCTTAACCAGTAGCGTGAGCAGCCACTGGCTGGGCTTGGTGGCAATGGCCGACATAAGCCGCCAGAAGGGCGAAAATTCCGAACTGTTGGAGAAGGGGGAACCGGCCTCCACATTGCACTGCGCCCAGGCCTGCTGCATCTCGGCTTCGGTTGTGGGCATGCCTGCCTCTGCGGCCATTTGCGTGAACAAGGCGTCTGTGGTGCTTGTATCAGCCATTTGCTTGCTCCGCTTGGGCATAGGTAAGCTGGAGGGTCAGCTCGCCGTAGTCCACAGTTTTTGCCGTGAGCCAGAGTTCCCCGGCTACGGATTCCGTAATTCTGGCCGTGCCGGGCACGATGCGCTTGTCGTCGTCCACGGCGATGGTAATGAGCACCATCTGGTACTTGCGTTTGCGCACGTCACGCTCTGCAATCATGGCCGTGAGGTAGCCGCGCTCGCGGATCATGTGGGCGATGTCCTGGGCAATGCTTGCGCGGTCGGCTAGCTTGAGGGGCTGGCGGCCCACGTCGAGCGCAATGTCGTTATCCACAATGCGCAGATCCCAGTAATTGCCGGGGTCGGTCAGTTGCAGGGGAAAGCCAAGGGTGCCTTTCATTGCCTCACCCCAGATAGCCCAAGCCGTCAAAATCATCGAGCGAGGGCATGGTTTGCGGCTGAATGGTGATGGAGCCGATGGTCACGGTTTTGCCGCTGTTGTTGGTGGAGTTGCTGATCTGTCCAGCCACGCCGCCAGGCAGGATCTGCGACTGGCGGGGAGCGGCAAGCGCGCCCACGCCAGAGGCTTCAATCTTTGGGCCTTCGCCGCTGATGATGCCCAGCTTCTCGCCGATCCAGCCGATGCCGTCGCCCAGGGAGCGCAGCGGGGCCATGAGGGTATCCAGCAGGCCCATGAGGGTTTGTATCCATGTGCCATCGGTAAAGGAGGCGGTGAGGTCGTTCCACCACTGGCGCAGATCCTGAAACATGGTGATAAGGCCTTGCCCCCAACTGGTGTTGGAAAACCACGCGACCAGGTCAGACCAGTAGTAGACCAGGGCCACAACCGCGCCCACCAAGGCCATGATGCCCAGGACAACCCAGGTGATGGGGTTGGCCAGCAGAGCAGCAGCGAGTTTGAGGCTGCCCAGAGTGAGTAGCCGAAACAGTGACACCAGCACACCGCCAATGAACTTGAGGCCCAAAAAGCCCCACTTGAGACCAATGGTCAAGGCCTTGAGCAGCTTGAACGCAAATGACGTTGGGCCCAGAACTGTCTTGAGACCCAAAAAGGCCAGCTTGTTGGCGGCAACCACCAGACCGAGAACGCCCATGACACCAGCCAGAGAGATGACAAATGTAGCGATGAGGCCCAGTTTGCCGGTTAGGCCTGGGGCAATGTCCATGCATTTTTGAATATACTTCAAAAAACCCACGATCTTGTCCGTCACTTTTTCAATAGTGGGCAGCATGCGTTGGGCAAAGGTGATGCGCACAACATCCCACGCGCCGCCAAGCCGGGCCCATACGTCTGTCATGGATTGGGCCATTTTTTTTGCCTGATCCATGTTGTTGATGCGGCCTATATCGGCAATATTTTTCTTCAGGTTGGTGGTGTCGTTGAGCAAGAGCTTGATAAGGCTCACGGCTTCATCCGAACCGAAGGCCTTTTTCAACTGGTCGGATTCCTTGACGCTCAAGGTGTCGCCAAATTTGCCCTTGATCTTTTCCAGTATGGTATCCATGCCCAGCATGTTGCCGCTCTTGTCCGTGAACTTGAGGCCCAGTTCTTTTTGGGCGCTGCCCACGCCAGCAAGAAAGGCCTTGTACTTGGTGCCAGCCTCGCTGCCGCTCATGGTGGATTGCAGCATGCCGAGCACGGCCATTTGCTCCTGGGCGGAGATGCCCGCGGCCTGGGCGTTGGCCCCCAGGGCGGTAAATGCAGCGCTCATTTCCATGCCTGTGGTTTTGAAAATCTGCACGGCATAGGCGGTGCGGCCGGCGAGCTGCTCCACCCATTGGGCGCGGCCCATTTTGTCCGCTTGCTGCTTATAGATGCCGTACATGGTGCCCATGTAAGCGGTGATGGTGGCGGCGTCTGCCTTGGTGCCCTTGGCAAGCGTGGCCGAGGCCATGGCAAATGTGCCCAGTTCCTTGCCTTCAAGTCCGGCAATAGCCGACTGAATGTCGTAGGACGACCGCACGACCTCGGCGGCGCTGCCCCCATACTGCACGGCGAATTGCTTGGCCGAGGTTTGCAGGTAGGCCAGGGCATCATCCCCCGTGCCAAGGCTGCGCACTTCGCCAACTGCCCGGTTGAAGTCCACGGCGGGGTTGACCATCTGGTACAGGCTCATGCCAGCGCCGGCAGCGGAAAGCGCCCCGGCCTTGATGCCCTCAAAATCCTGGCGCACGCTGCGGCAGGTGCGGTCTATGGCTTTTTGGAAGCCAAGAATTTTTGCACTGCCCTGATCGGACACGCCAATGGCGAACATGAGTTTTTGCAGTGCAGACATGATAACCTCGCTTCTAGCCCTTGAAGGCCTGGGCAATGCCGTTAGCCACGGCTATCGCCATCTTTTCCCAGTAATCTTTTTCCAGCCACAGGGCCTCGCCCATGCTCTCCTCGCTGGGTTCCCGCAGTGGGAACCAGCGGCGCGAAAGGGCCAGCATTTGTCCCAGCCCGTCGTCTGTCAGCGAGGCGGCATGGGCTTCTATTTTCCCACCGTGATGGACACTTCGGGCATATATTCGTCGAGCAGGGTCATGGCCAACTGCACGCCCACGCCCGGCAGATCAACCAGATCACGCAGGGCATCCTTGCTGTCCGCATCGACCGTGCGCATAAGAAAGTTGCGCGCCGGTGTAACCTTGTTGATGGGGGTCAACTCGTTGATATATTTGTTGTAGTCCGCCAGGGTGACGGTGAAGTTCAGGGGTTTGTCGTTGACCGTGAGGGAAATTTTCTTTTCCATGAGTAGCTCCTTATTGCGGTGTGCCAGCATTGTCGCCGGGGTTGACCTTGCGTTGAATGTACCTTTCCAGGGCGCAGACGCCCGCCTCATACAGCCTGCCCACAAGCTCCAGCCCACCCCAACCAACCAGAAAAAAAAGAGTGTAGTGCCATTGGGCCGGGGTTTCCGCCTGGATCAGCGGGCAAACCATGTTGGCCGTGACCACGCCGCCAACAACTTCAATAACTGCCTGGCCAAGGGTGCGGCCCTTACGGGTTGAGTGCATGAGCGCCCCGCCCGCGCCGTACAGGCTGGCCGGCAGGAGGATGAATTGCAGGAAGCGTTCAAGGTAGTTGAGAGATTCGGGATCCTGCATGTGCATCCTCGTAAAGCCCGCGCAGGGCTGTTTTATCGTCGTTAGAGTTTTGCAGGGCGGATTGCAGTTCAATGGCGTAGTCCAGCAGCTCGCCGTTGGTCGCGCCCTGGGCAGGCGGCACAGGTTCCGGCGTTTGGGCAAGCAACGCGCCCGGGGGCGCTTGCCGCACAACCTCAACGCGCGGCGCCGGATTGGAGCAGGCGCACAGCAGCGTCAGGCAAAGGGCTGTCAGCCCAGGCAGAAAAAGTTTTGTCATCATGGCGCGCGGCCTCCAGTTGCTTGCGCAGGTCGGCAGTTTTTTTGTCCTGGGCGTCACGCTGGACGCGCCAGCCCTCCAGTGCCTTGTCCACATTGCCCGCCCATTCTTTTTGTTCCTGCACGGCGGCGGCGTTGGCCTTGGCGGTTTCTTCCAGCTTGCCCATTTGCGTGGCCTGTTCACGCCCCTGCCAGACCAGCCAGACAACCACGGCCGTGAGCAGCACGGCAAAAACGATGGTGGCGATGGTTTTGCCCATTACTGCCCCCGCGCCATTTGCAGCGCGGCCTCAAGGCAGCGCCGGGTTCTGGAAGTCCAGCCCTTGCCGTACACCGGGAATTTGGGCCGCGACTGGTAGTAGGCAAGGCGCTGATCCGCGAGGGCGCGGAGCAGGGACACAAGATCGACCGCCGCGACCGCGGCAAGGGTTTGCCCGCCGATATCGCCGTCCACGTCCACCTTCTGGCCGCAGGCCTTGAGGGCTTTTTGCAGCAGCGGGGGGGTTGCGCCAGGGCCGGGGTTGAGCATCATGTCCACCAGCATAAAGGCCAGGGCGTCCGGGTATTCCGGCTTGATGTTGGGCCGCCAGTAGCGTTTTTCGTACATGACCAGGGCGTCAGTCTCCTCAAGAAGGCGTACATCATTTTCGTCAATGATGCCGTTGCCGTCCTTGTCGGGCATGATGTCGCGGTTATAATTGAGGGCCATGCCCCACTTGGTTGGGCCGCCCGCGTCGCGCTTATCGTCGGTGAATTTGTCGCGCCCTTCCTCGCTCATGCTGAAGCCAAAGGCGCGTCGCAGAACTTCCTTGCGATCCATGTTGGTTCCTTACTTGTCGTTGCTGATAAGGCCTTCGGTTTCTTCAGGCCGCAGGTAGGGCACGCCGTTGATGCGGATAAAGTCCGGGCTGGTCACAAAGTATTTGACCTTGCTGATGTGTTTCTGGCCGCCCGCCTTGTCGAGGTCGAGCAGGCTGTCGAGCACAAATTTGCAGCCGAAGGCCTCGACCTTCATTTCTTCATCCTGCCCGGTTTTGGCGTAGAACAGGATGTCGAAGGTGCCGAGGCCACGCCACGAGCCAGCCGCCTTGGCGGCTTCGCCCAAGATGCCAATAGCCTGGGCGTCCAGTTCCATGTCGCCGGAAGCGCCCGCCTCGCCGTCCACCCATCCGTTGGGCACGCCGCCATCCTTGGCCACATCGGTTTTGTCCTCGATGGTCAGGGTCGCCTTGCCCACGTTCATGGTGAGGTCGCCAATGGAAACATCAAAATTTTTGCCGCTGATGCGTTGCATGTAGAGCCTCCTACGCTGTCGCGGTTGCGTAGTTTGTCAGGTCAAGCAAAAGGTTGCAGGTGATCTTTTTGGGGCAGTTGTAGGGGCGCGCAGCAATGAAGACTTCCACGCTGTACTTGCTGACCCAGGTGAGGGTAATGTCGCCTTCCTTGGGCGGTTCAATCTCGCCGGGAAAGACGATGCCCAAAATGGTGCGGCTACGGCTCATGGCGCGCAGCGGAGCCATAAAGGCTGTCTGCGCCTGGGCAATGCTGGCCGGTGTCTGGTTGAGGCGGCGGTCGCCAATGCGGGCCACGGCCAGGGGGTACACGCGGCGCATGCACTTTTGAATCACGCGCAGGTTTTCAATGACCTGAAAGTCGCCGCCGTTGACGTCCAGCACGTTGCCGTCGCCCCAGTACATGCCCTCATAGTCAGGGTACCACTGCGGCACGGAGAAGCGCGCGGCGTCCAGCGCCTTGAGCACGGAGAGGTCAATGACGCGCCCGGTTTTGTCTGTGGGGCGGTTACTCCACACGCCCACCAGCGCGCCGGTGGCCACACGCATGGGGCTGTCGGCAACGGTGACAGCCTCACTGGCCAGCCGTCCGGCAAGGGTGCCCATCTCATGCCCCCAAAGGCTCACGGTCAGCATGACCTGGTCGGCGGCAATGCCCGCCTGAAGGACAGAGGCCAGGGCATGATAATCGGCAAAGGTCTGGCTTGCGCTGTTGAACTGGGGAGCGCGGGCCATGATCCAGAGGGGGCGCATATACTTGGCCATGATGCTTTCGGCCAGGGCCTGCATGGCTTCCACGCTGGTTGCCCTGGTGACGGGGTCGGTGCGGATGATGGCCTCGACCTTGACGTGTTCCATTGCCGTGTTGACGGCGCTTTCAAAGGCGGCGTCCAGAGCGTCAGGCGTGGATTCGGCCACAGTGTAGGGCAAGACGCAGCCGTACCAGTTTTGCCCGGCGTTGAGGCGCGCTGCCGTCACCTGGGTTTTGAGGTCACTGGCGGTTGCCCCCAGCACGGCGTCCAGATCCGTGGACTGGTCGATGGTGACGATCTTTCCGGTATTTTGGCAGTCAGCCGCCGCAATGCCGGTGAACAGCATGTAGTTTTCAACGCTGGTCAGCTCGCCCTGTTTCAGGTTGAGATTGTTTATCTGTACGGTTCCAAGCATGTTGTACCTTCCTGCCCTGTGTTATGCGCGGGCGGCTTTAAGCAAACTTTTGACGAGCTTTCGGGACAGTTCCTCGGCCTGCTGCGGCGTAACGCCGAGGAAAGGCCGCGCCGGCACGGTGTCGCGCCAGGACTGTTTGCCCTTGGTCTGGCCTGTGCGGATCAGTCGCAGGATCAGCCCGGCCTGGCCCAGGGTCATTTTTTCTTCAATCCATTGCACGGTGACGCGCTTTGGCCTGCGCCCGCCGCCCTTGGCCGGAACCATGAGGCGGTAGCCCTCGCGCAGCAGAGCCTTGGCCTGGGCGCGGGTGGCGCGGGCCTTGTAGTCCGGCTGGCCGTATACGGTGCGGGCGCGTTTTGGCCCCCACTCCTCGCCCACGCCCTCTTGGTGGCGGTAGCCGATGGCGGCCATGAGGGCATTGTCCCAACTGACGGTTACACCCTGGTTGCCTGCTGCCGCTCGCACCTTCATGTCGCGATGCAGCCCCATGAGCATGGGCCGGGCCTCGCGGCGCTTTTGGGCCGGGGTCATGGCCGCGCCGTCAACCGTGCGCTGGCGTTTGATGTTTTGCCGGGACAGGGTGCGCACATAGCCGCCCATGCGGCGGGCGAGTTTTTGGCGCTCCCTGATCTCCGCAGAAAATCTGTTCAGAACGTCATTGAGCTGCTTGTCGCCCGTGATGCGCACGCTAAACATGGTCGCTCCTCACGGATCCGCGCAGGGCTTTAAGCTCCTGCGCAGGGGTCAGCACTGTGGGAGCCATACTCCAGCGTGTGCCCTCAAATTTGATGGGGCCATCCGGGTCTTCCACCACGGCGAGGGCTTCCTCAAAAAATATATCCAGCTCAACGTCTGACGTGTCGCCGTCGTTGAGCGTGACGGTGATCTTGGGATCTTCCAGACCCTGGGCGGCGCGATCCGCGTCATGCTCCGCCAGCCATGCCAGCACCAGAGAGAGCAGGGTCATGCCGTCGTAGGGGTAGCGCTCCAGGTTGATGACGGCCTCGTACTTCCACACGCCGAGATCCAGCTGGCGGCGGGGCAGGTCGTCAACGTAGGCTGGGCCCATGTCCCGGCCAGTCAGCAACAGCTCGCCCTGGTCGGCAAAGGCGCTGCACTGTTCGCGCGGCAGGCCCGAGGATTCCAGCAGGTGTTTGACGAGGGCGGTAAACTTGCGCATGGCTGACCTTACAAAAGTTCAATGTCCGCCCGGGTGCGGCCCAGAATGTCGGCTACGGCATCCTGCGCCCAGGCGTAAAACTGGCGGTATGTTTCCGGGCTTTCCTTGGCGTCGTTCTTTGCCGCCTCGCGCCGCTCCACGGTGGAGAACTGGGGCAACAAGAGCGCCTTGGCGTGGCAGAACACGGCCCGCCGATAGAGCCGCAAGGCCCCCTTGGGAACGCTGGCCAGATCTGCGGAGCCTTCGGCCTCCCGCTGCTGCCGCCACTCCTCAAGCTGGCGCTGCGCCCACAGGGCGGCAAGCTCCAGATGATCCTGCAAGAGCACGTCCGCATATTCCTGGGGGAGGCGGTAGGTCTGCTGGAAGTCCGCCACGGGCAGATCCGGCCACCAGCCATCGCCAGAAACAATGAGGGGGCTTAACCCTTTGGAGACTGCGGAAAAGCTCATGCTGCCTGCTCACTGTAGTGGGGCGGGCCTTGCGTTTTAGGACTATGGCAGGCGTAAAAACGCAGTGCCTCGGGCCGTCACGCAAGGCCGCCCCGGTTGGGTGGGGAGTATCTAGCCAGCTTCAGACGCTGCGGATTCGGGCTGCGCGTCACTTTCGGCGGGCGTGATTTCTTCAGGTTCGGGCGCGGTGGTTTCCGCTCCCTGCGCTTTTTCAAGCTTGCGGGTAACGTCGCCCAGGGCGGTTTTGCACTTGGCCCCCAGGGCCAGCGCCGCCTCGTAGTGCGGCTTGGCCGTGGCGAGGTCGCCCGCAAGTTCCGCCTGCTGGGCCAGCACCTTGCGCCAGCGCCCGGTGATAACATCAGGCAGGTTCCAGGCATCGGGCGCGGCAGTAACGGCTGTGCTCCACTGGTCAAGGTAGGGCTGCACAGTGCGGCCGGCTGCGGTTTCGGCTTCCGCCCAGGTGAGCAGGGTGTCAGAAACAAAGTAGGGCAGCTTGCTGCTGAAGCCTTCGGGCAGGGTTTGACCGTTGCCCACGCACCAGAGGGCCAGCTCAAGGCCTTCTTCAATCATGCCGGAATCCATGAGCCAGACCAGGTAATAGCCGATCAGCTCGTGCGTGTGCCCGGCCTCGCGCAGGCGGCGCACATAGTCCGCATACTTGGGAATGAGCACATCGCGCTTGGTGATGTCGCGGCTGGCGTGGCTGGACACTTCCTTGAGGGCGCGCAGATCCTCCGTAAGCGAGGCTGTGCAGAAGGCCGCCAACTGCTGCCCGGCCATGAGGCCGGAGGGCAGGCCAGTGGGAGGCGCTGGGGGTGCCGCTTCCGGCAACTGGCCGACCACGGTTCCCGTGTTCGCCTTGTGAGCGCGCTGGAACTGGAGCATGAGGCTGCCCATTACCATTCCCCTTCAAGCTTGACGTTGTTGAACTCCCAGGCCACCAGCTTTTCGGGCGTTTCGACCACATAGCCCTCGTTGCGGCTGTTGTAGTCCTCGACCCGGTCTTTCTTGGGATTGTCCACAATCTGACGACGCCAGGAGCCGTCTTGCTGGTAGAGGGACAGGTTATCCAGACTGGTGATGACAAGCCCGCGCGCGGGGAAGTTGCTCGGCGTTTCCCAGGGCAGGCCGCCAAAGGTGGCAAGCGACATCTGGGCAAGGGTTTTTTCCGTAGGTTTGCCGCCAACGGCCGCCATGAGAGCGGACTTTTCCTGCGCGATCAGGTCTGTGCCGATAAGCGCCACCAGATCCTGACGCAGGTCGTGCACGGCCACGTCGAGGTTCACAAAGTCGCCGCCAGCGCCAAAGCGGATCTTGCCTGCCACATCGCCCTGGGGCAGCACGTTGGCGGGTTTGTTGTCGCGCATGTATTGCAGCCAGCCCTTGTTCACGTCCTGCAGCATGGGGTTGGCCACAAGGTTGGTGGTGGCGGCAACGCTGATACCGTTCCAGCCGATGATTTCCATATCGGAGGCAATGCGCGACTGCACATAACGCAGGTAGCGCTCGGCCATGTCGGGAAACTTGGCCCAGGCGTCAACAGTGAAGTAGCGCATGTAGACATCGGACTGGGTGGCGGCCAGTTCATAGGTGTACTTGGCAAGGCCCAGTACATCGCGGGGTGTGCGCTCGGCATCGCCCGTTGTGTCGGTGCGGCCGGTGACAGGGCCGGATGCGCCGGCCAGGATATTTTCGCCCTTCAGCTCGTCAACGGTGATAATGTTGATGCGGGGCAGGAAGGTGGAGGCTTCCACGATCTTGTCCTTGAGCAACTGCTGCACACTGGGCGAGATGGAAAACTGCTGGCTGACGTCGGCCACGCCATAGCCTGCGGCAATGCGGCCGCAGAGAATATTGAAACGTTTGCGGGTTTGGTCGCGCATTGCGTTGGCTCCTAGATCAGGGGGGTGTTTTCGTCGGCGGGGCCGGTGGTGTCGGCAACCGGCGCGCCGGGTTTGGCAGCGGCAAAGCGCTTGTCCATTTCGTCCAGCTTCTGGCGCACGGGATCCAGGGCCGTTTTAAAGCTATCGGCAAGGGCGGTGGTGAGGGCCGCGAAGTCAGGCGAGGTTTCGCCCTGGGGCTGCTTGCCATCCGGCTGGATTGTGCCGGGCTTGGGTTCGCCAGCCGCAGCGGGGGCAGTGGTGGCTGCAGGTGCAGCGGCAAACTTGCCTTCCACCAGGGATTTGATTTCGCCGAGCTGGCCTTCAAGCCCTTCAATACGTTTGTTCATGGCGTCGAACTGCTTCTGATCCATTGGGGGTTCCTCACAGGGAAGAAATTTTTTGATGAATGTAGTGAACCAGCCGGGGGCTTCTGCGGTGTCGCTTGCGGGATCCGCGCTGAAGCAGGAGGCGTCCACGGGTTGGCCCGCAAAAATGCTCGCGCTCTGCCCGCCGCAGGATGCGCGGCGCGAGAACTTCAGCTCGTCTGTGCCGAGGCTTGCGGGGCTGTCTGTAACGCCCAGGCCGCCAAGGTAGGACTTGCCCGATCCCGCGAAATTTTCCAGATGTTCAATGCTGAAGCTCAACCGCTGGTCGTACTGGTTGTCCCAGAGGTACTGGGCATTGACCGCCAGACTTGCATAGAGGCTGACCACGCCGTCCGCTTCCTCAACCTTGAGGGCCACAACCGAACCGTAGTTGTTGCCGAAGCGCAGATGATCGGGCCAGATTTTGGCGCGGTAGACGGCAGGGTCGTAGGTTTCGGCCATGTCGCGCAGCCACTGCGGGTCGATGTTGCGGCCGTCTACAGTCGGGCCGGACTGGGCGACTTTGACAAACTTGGTAATGAGTGCGGGCATGGTGTACTCTCCTGCCCGCAAGAATACCCTCGCGCGTGGGGTGATGGTCAACAAGTGCTTGTCCAGACTAGATAAATCTGGACACAGGGGCCGGGATTCCCGCCGCGTGATCTGCTATGCGTCAGGCATGGATGACGAAAACAGCACCAGCTCGCGCCGCAGCTACCCGGAAGAAATCAAGGACGCCGCGCGCGGCATGTACTTGAAGCGCTATTCCGCCACGGAGATAAGCGAGGCCCTGAATGTGCCGCGCCGCACGGTGTATTTTTGGATTTCGCAGGGGCAGTGGGACGACCTGCTGGCGCACGAAGCCCCGGAGCAGGCCGCGCAAAGGCGGCTGACCATCCTGCTTGAGCGGGACAACAAGACGCCCGGCGAGCTGAAGGAAGTGGACGCCCTGGTGAGCACACTGGAACGCCTGCAAAAACTGCGGGCGGCTGCCCGGACTGTGGGGCGGGAAGTTGCTGAAGCAGAGCCAGGGCCCGCAGGGATGGGCGACCAGGGCAGGGAGCGCAGGCCCCGTAAGGGCAAGCAGGTCAAGAATGATGTGAGCCGCCTGACAAAGGCGGATTTTGAAGCACGGCTGCACAAGCGATATTTTGACTATCAGCAGCAGTGGGCGGCGCAGAAGCTGATTTACCGCAACCGCGCCTACCTCAAGAGCCGCCAGATAGGGGCCACCTGGTACTTTGCCCAGGAGGCGCTGGAAGATGCCGTGCTCACTGGCGACAACCAGATTTTTCTTTCTGCCACCAGAGCGCAGAGCGAGGTGTTCCGCTCATACATAACGGCCATTGCCGCCGAGGAATTTGACATAAACCTCACGGGCAATCCCATTGTGCTGAACACGGCGCACGGCCCGTCCACGCTGTATTTTTTGAGCAACAACAGCAAGAGCGCCCAGAGCTACCACGGGCACGTGTATATCGACGAATTTTTCTGGATCACGAAGTTCCGCGAGCTGTTCAAGGTGGCCACAGGCATGGCCGCGCACAAGAAGTGGCGGCGCACCATCTTTTCCACGCCTTCAGCCCTGACGCACGATGCCTTCAGCTTATGGAGCGGTGAGGACTTTCAGCAGCGCTATGCCAAGCGCAAGCCCTGGCCGGACGATGCGGCCCTGCGCGCCGGCACGGCCTGCCCGGATTCGTGGTTTCGTCAGATCGTTACCCTGGATGATGCCATGGCCGGTGGCTGTGACCTCTTCGACCTTGCCCAGCTCAAGCTTGAATACAGCACTGATGATTTTGAGCAGTTGTTTCGCTGCCGATTTATTGATGATGCGCAGAGCGTGTTTGCCCTGTCATTGCTTGAGCGCTGCATGGTGGACACGGGAGAGTGGACGGACATTGACCGCAACGCGGCCCGGCCCGTTGGCAACCGCAACGTGTGGGGCGGCTATGACCCTGCCCGCACCGGGGACAACGCCAGCGCGTCCACCCTGTTGCCGCCTGATGTGTCTGGCGGCGTGATTCGCCTGCTGGAAAAGGAACGCTGGCAGAACAAGAGCTACCTGTGGCAGGGCGAGCGCATACGCGAGCAGAGCCGCCGTTACAACTACGGACACTACGGCGTGGACACCACTGGCCCGGGCATCGGCGTGTATGAGATGGTGAAGCAGTTCATACCCATGACCGTGCCCATTGTGTACAGCCCGCAGGTCAAGGCGCAGATGGTGCTCAAGGCTCTGGAAGTTATGGAGCAGGGGCGTTTTCAGTTTGACGCTGGCGACATTGATCTGGCTCACGCCTTTATGACGATCAAGCGCACCACCACCAACAGCGGACAAATGACCTATGCGGCCGGCCGCACGGAAAAGACGGGCCACGCGGACGAGGCCTGGAGCGTCATGCATGCGCTGGCGGCGGAACCTCTTGCACGACAAGATTCTGGCGGCGGTTGCGTGATTGCAATGGGCTAGCCGAAAGGAAGCATATGAAGAGAAAGAAAAATTCAGCGCAGGCCGAGGACAAAAACGCCGCCTTTGCCTGTCGTTTTGGCGACCCGGAACCCGTCCTCGCTGGCGAACTGTACGACAACCTGGGCGTGTGGCTGATCGACAATGGCCGATACTATCAGACACCCGTGCCGCAACGCGGCCTTGCCCGGCTGCTGCGCGCCAATGCCTACCACGGCCCGCTGCTGGAATTTAAAACCAACGTGATAATGCGGGGCTTTGCGCCCAGTGCGGCGCTTTCGCGCGCGACCATGCGCTGCATGACAACCGACTACAACGTCTTTGCCAATGCCTACGCCCTGGTGCGCCGCAACTGGTACGGCGAGGTGGTGGGCCTGACCCACCTGCCCGCCATAAACATGCGCCGCATGAAGGAAGCCGACACCTACGGTTTGCTTGACCGCACAGGGCAGATACAGGTTTTTGCCGCTGGGGACGTGCTGCACATAAAAAATTATGACGTGTCGCAGACTATGTACGGCATGCCCGCATACCTGGGCGCGATCCAGAGCATGCTGCTGAATGAAGACGCCACGCTGTTTCGGCGGCGTTACTATAAAAACGGCGCGCACATGGGCTATATTTTTTATTCTGCCTCGCAACAGCTTGACCCGAGCGACCGCGACAAACTGCGCCAGGCCATTGAAGGCAGTAAGGGCATTGGCAACTTTCGCAATATGTTTTTGCACATTCCCAACGGGCGGGAAAAGGACGTGCAGATCCTGCCGGTGGGGGACTTCAGCACCAAGGACGATTTGGAAAAGATCAAGAACATCAGCCGCGACGACATTATCGCCGCGCACCGCATACCGCCAGCAATGGCAAGCATCATCCCGCAGAACACTGCGGGCTTTGGCGACATAACAAAGATAGATGCCGTGTACGCCAAGAATGAAGTGACCCCGGTGCGTGAACTGTTGCTTGAAGTAAACGACCACCTGCCCGCAAGTATGCAGGTAAAATTTATTGAGGATGCACAGGAACAAAAAGAAGCATAGCCGCGCACATTGGTTGCCCGATGTGACGGCTATGCTACAGTTGCGGCAACGAGGTGTTGCCATGCGTATCAATTGCGACCGCTGCGGCCAGCCCGCATATATACGAAAACGCCGGGACGTTGCGCCGAGTTTTACCATTTTTTACTGCTTGTGCAGCAATGTGGACTGCGCCCACAGTTTTACGGCAGAGCTTACCCTGGGCCATACCATAAGCCCCTCGGCTTTGGACTTGCCCCAGGGAGCTGTGGAAAAGGTCAGGGCCTGCGGATCCCCTCGCGAAGTGCGGCAGTTGTTTTTGCCTCTGGTTCCGGCTTCACAGGCCTGACCCTGAAAAGGGCCGAGCCGAACACCAGCATAAAGCCCAGGGCCACAGCCCCGGGCCAGATCAGGCCTTTGTCTTCATACGCCCCATACGACAATATTCCGAGAATGACGCCAAGCAGCACAAAGGCCGTGGCAGAGTGTTTGGCAAAATTATCCGGGGTGTCCTTATGGCGACGCAGTCCGATAAACAGCAGAACGGGCAGCCCAATAATCAGGCTGCATTTTTGCAGAATAGCCCAGAATCCTTTGAGTATATTCATGGTTGCCCCACGCCGCCCCGGCCTTTGCGCCGGGGCGGTTTTTTGTGATGGTTAGTTAGCGTCCAGCCGATCTACATAGCTGTCCACTCTGTCGGCCAGCAATGTCAGCAAAAAAGCCAGCCCTGGCCTGCTGCCTGGCATTGCACCACCACCATCTCTTACGCCATTCAAGCCTCTGGCCAGTTCGCGCAGGGCGCGCGCTATGTCCATTAATCCAAGGATAGGATCTGTAGGCTCAGTCATGGCTCTCTCCTCCCGATTGGGCGGAAAGCGCGGCATGGGCCTGGGCTGCCTGGTCTGCCAACCATGCTAGTTGCTGTTGCTGCGCTGCAAGGGCTGCAAGGGCGGCCTGCCTGCTGCCGACCGCAAGGGCCATCTGCTTGGGCAGTTCTTCCTGCATGTCTTGCAAGGCGCTTTCCAGTGTGGACATGGCCCTAAGTGCCGCGGCGTTGTGATAGGGTTCCCCGCTCATGCCGCAACCTCCCGTCCGCGCTGGGCCGCGCGCGGGGCCGCCAACTGTGCCACCAGGGCCAGATCGGCCGCAAGCTCTGATTGACGCAAGGAAAGGCACTCAAGGGCAAGGCGGCGCTGCTGGCCAGTGCCGCGCTTGGCGTGCTCGGCAAGCATGGTCAGTTCAAGCTGCTGTTCCTGCACAAGGGCGAGACGTTGGGAAAGGAAGGATTTATTCATGGCTGGCCCCCGACTCGTTTTGCGGCTGAAAGAACACCATGCAGCGCACGGTTTTGCCCAGCAGGGCGGAGTTGACCTCTTTGCTGGCTGCCATGAGGCGGTGGCTACTGCCCTGAGGCAGCAGGCGGCGCAGTTCCGTAACTGTGAAGGGGCAAAGGCCTGGGGCTTTGGAGGCCAGGGCAACTTCGGCAAGGCGCAGGGCTATGAGTTCTGGATTTCTGGAATGGTTGAGTTTGCCTTCGGTATTGAGCGTGTGAAACTGCTGCCAGAACAGCTTGAGCATGGGCGGCTCCGCAAGAATCTGCATTTCGCGCTGGTAGCGGGCCACGGCCTGCTCGCCCACCTTGCGGCCCTGGGCCAGAAGCTGATTGTTCTGGTGCAGCACATGCAGGGCTGCGGCGTTGAGGGTCTGCTGGTCGTTTGCCTCTTCACGCAGGCCGAACATACTGAAAAGCTGATCAAGAAGGGATTGCGAGGGCATGTTGGCCAGCATGGCCCACAGGGCCACAAGGCGGCGCAGCTCGGCAAGACTGGCGTTGCCCGGCGTCATGACCGGCTGGGCGGTTTGCCCGTAGGAGCCTGTTTTGCGCAGGGCGGGCAGCACTTCGCCCGCCAGCCACTTTTGGAAGGGCAAGGCCTTGGGTTTGTCGCTACGGCCTAAAAAGAAATAGAGACCCTGTTCAGTGAGGGTGAGCATTTCTTGCATTGCCGAGGGGGTCTGAACAGAATAGACCCCCCTCCATTCTTCAGGAACGTGACCAATGGTTGAGGATCCCTTCCACTCATAATCAAGGGCAAGGGCAACGTCTTTTGCTACGAAAAGGGATTCGCCGTTCTGATCTGGGATGACACGGACAAGGCTTTCTTCAAAAGCCAGGGGCATAAGCCCGCGTGGGGATGGAGACATAAGAACCTCGTTTGTTTTCTTATTGGCCCTGCTAAAATAGCAAAAGCCGGGAGCTAAGAACCGCAAACGAACGGCCAGGCCTATTCCCGATAAATCGGTATTGTATTAGCCTACTCCCGGCTGAAAAGCCGTACTCATGGCCCTTTTTTGGGCATGAAAAAAGCCTCGCTCACGGGAAAGGCAGCCGTCGTTTGAGGTGTTCTTAGGCACCGTGTGAAAACACTAGAGAAAAGACGGCAGGCCGTCAAGCCCGCCGCCAAGGGTGTTAAGAATTACTGAACCCCTTTGATGGGGGGGAATCCGTTTCCACCCCATCGCAAAAGGCTAATCAAGCTGATACCCCAGAACATCCCGCACAAAGGTCATTCGCTGCCAGCTTTTGCCGTTGGCCGAAATTTTGCCAGCCACGGCAGAAAAGGAGAAGCACTCTGTTTCTTCATTTTCTGTGTTGACGCCGATGAGAAAAAGCTCGCCTGATTCCGCAACCACAGATTTTTTTACTTGCACAGTCATTGGGCCGCGCTTGGCATTTTTGAAAGTTATCAGCACGTCATGGGCTTGTACTGCAAGGGCAGAAAGCAAAATTTCGCTCATGTCTGGCCCGCGCTTCTTGGCTCGGCTTGGCCTGCTTTTTTGCGGCGCTACGTCTTCCAGCGGTGGCAGCGCGGCAAGGTCAACGGTCAGCGTATTCAGAAAGTCGGGGATACTGCCCGCGCCGTCTGGATAGCGTACCTCAGATTTGATGCGGTCAATCAGAAAGGTTTTGAACATTTTTTGACCTGGATACACGCCCCCCAGGTAGACGCCGCTACCCCCGTAAAGGACGCGCGTCAGCACTATTGCGCGTGGTTTCAGGCCGCTTTTTGTGGAATGGTAGTCAAAAGAAATATCAAGGCAACCTTTCCACAGCACGGCTAGGCCATGTTCCCATTCTGTAAAGACTGGGCTTGATTCGTCGCTTTGAATTTGGGTCACTTCGCCTGTGATCTGGTCAATAAGCTCCTCATGCTGCATTTGGTGCTCCGCGTGTATGGTAGGATTTCACTTCCTACCCTATACCTGTTGGCATCTTAACGCCAGCGACCTGCCAGGGGCGCGGTGGGGAAGTGCCAAAATATAAAGCGGGACAGGGGTTCGCAACAGCGTAATAAGTGTGATGTGCTGTGATTTCAGTGTAATACAGCGTAATATTTTTTGAGGTTATTTGTAATATGTGTTAAATTTCAGCATGTTAGGCATGATGAAAAATCACAACCAACCGTAATAAAATCACAGGGGCAAAGCGTAATCTGGTTACACTAATATTACTATATAATTATATGAAATAATGTAACATTACACATATTACGCCTTTCCGATGCCCCCAAAAATATTTTGAGTCTATTTTTCTAAGAAGGCCGTGGTTAGAGGTATTAGAGAAATTTTTCAGCATGTTATGTGGATTTTATGGGGAGAGGTGCTGAAGCTGGTTCAGCCGTGTTGTCTGCATGGGGAGGGGAAGGTCTGAAGGTGGATCCCCTTCTGTCTGCCGCCTTGATCTACTGGCGCAAAAAGCCCCGCGCCGGGAGGGTGAACCGGGCGGGGCTTTATGTGGGGGGAGGCAGTTTGTCAGCGGGTTTGCGGCTGGTAGTTGTGCTCGTGGTTGAACTTCCAGGCGCTGTAGTGCGGCATGGCGTCGAAAAGGTTTTGCACTTGCGGCGGGCACTGGCTTTCCAGTATCATGCGCTTGCTGAACTCTGACAGCGTCATGGTGGTCATTGCGCCGGATCCCGGGTCGATGATGTGCCAGCAGTCTTTGCCCTGGGACACATAGAAGGGGCTGGACGGGGGGTGTCCATAACTTTGTGTAATCGGTTTACTTGTTAAGTTGGAAACCTTTCCTCAAACTGTATGGCGAATCTGTTCAACGCTGCCTTCCAATCCCT